TGGCGTGCGGCAGGTAGTAGGAAGCGATATGGACCTGGTGTGTGAGGTACTGAAACTAAGAAGTGAGTCGTAATGTGATTATTATGTGAAATAAGGAGGTAGATGATTTTGGGCCAAAATGTTATTGAGAGAATGAAGCAAATTGGTGCAGACAAGAAAATAGCTGATTTTAGGGCTAAGCAACAACAGCCATATACTTTCAAGAAAAATTATGCTTACACAAGGGCTTGGGAATTTGTAAACGAATGTGAAAAACGTGGCTTGAATTGTCATGTATCCGTTGGAGGTCTGGACAGCATTACTTTGTATATTTTTCTCAAAAGCATCGGTATAGATGTTCCTGGCATATCAGTTTCATACCTTGAGGATAGAAGCATTCAGAGAGTGCATGAGCAACTTGGAATTATAAGATTATCGTCTGCTCTACGTGACGATGGTACTCATTGGAACAAAACACAGGTTATCCAGGAATTCGGGTTTCCTGTTCTCTCAAAAGAAATAGCTTCAAAAATTGAGCATTTGCAGAATCCTACAGAAAAGAACGCTACCATAAGACATGCAATTATAACGGGGGAGACAGGAGAATATGGAGGCAATCGCAAAGGCACAAGAATGAAACTGGCGCAAAAGTGGCTTAATTTATTCGCGGGCTATGAAAACGAAAACGAAGGCGTTAATTATCAAATTGCACCTTTTAAGGTATCTGCCAAATGCTGCTACTACCTCAAAGAGAAACCTTGCGATGATTGGGCAAAGGAGCATAATAGTGTACCATTTCTTGGACTTATGGCTTCTGAGGGGGGGCGGAGACAGAAGTCACTTATGATAAACGGTTGCAATTACTTTGGTAAAACTGTAATTCGCTCCGCTCCATTTGCCATATTCAATCGACAGGATATTTTACAGCTTGCTTTAGAGTTGGACGTTCCGGTGCCGGAAATATACGGAACAATCGAAAGGGACAAAGATGGCAAGTTATACACTACCAGGGCACAGCGGACCGGCTGCAGCATGTGTGGGTTTGGAATTCATCTTGAAAAGCGTCCCCACAGATTTGATAGGCTCAGAGAAGATAACCCTAAAGAGTGGGAGTATTGGATGTACAGATGCTGCACAGATGAAAAGACAGGAGAAAAATTCGGTTGGGGTAGAGTATTAGATTACATTGGTGTGGCTTGGGAAGATGAATATATTTCAACATTAGAAAATTATCAGCAGTGTTGTTTGTTTTAGTACGCAAAAAAAGGAGGATATGCATGAAAAAGCGTAACTGCAGAAAAAGTGAAAACGAAAAGAGGATCCATGAACAAGCCGTAAAGCTCAGGAAAATGACTGAGTTGTAACGCAGAGCCATACGGCGGGTGTTGCCATTACAAAGGGGCATGGCAGGAGGGCGGCGGGTGGAGCGATAGGACATACATATACTGTGAAGTACTTCATAGAAAAATTTATTTGGATCCACCAATTCCAAAACCAGAAGAAAAGTTTATTATTCTTCTGCCTGATGATCGCCCTGTACGGTTCCCGAATGGACAATTAAGCATATTTGACATGATGTTTATTGAAAGAAAATTTATCAGCAACTCAATGAGGGAGGAATCAGAAGATGAATAGGAACGCCACGAGAGTAAGATATTTCATAAGGCGAAGAGGGAAGCATAAATCTCAGTATTACAGGCTAGTTTATACATTCGGTAATTATGCAACCAAGGAATTGTGGAAAGACATGCGCTGCGTAGAAAGGACGGTAGTGCTTATAAAGACTGTAGACGGAATCATTGACATAGACCAATACGCGAAAGAGAACGGATATGTTCCAGCACTGCCCCATTATATTGGTATACCGGAATAAGTACGGAAGTGAGGTATTGCTATGGAAGAGAACTATTATGCTTTAGTATTAGCAATACTGACAGGATGTACACCAGAAGAGGCTTTTGAGTGGTTAGATAAGGGTTACAAACATAGGACACGACAAAGAAGCAAGGATATCAGCATTGAAGTATTGCGTTTGAGGTATAAAGGTTTGACTAATAAAGAGATAGGAGAGATTTTGGGTTTATCGGAACATGCTGTTTCAAAGAGATACAATAGGGCAAAAAAAGTTATCCATGAAGAATCAATGATTTAACGAAGGAAGTGGAGGTTTCATGTACACAGCAAAGAAGATAGTTTATGTGTGTTCGCCATTACGTGGAAACATAGAAGCTAATATCGAAAAAGCAAAAAAATACTGCAGATTTGTCCAGAAGGCTGGGCACATACCGATAGCTCCTCACCTGTATTTTACCACCTTTATGGATGACAATATACCAGAGGATCGTAAGGATGGAATGGAAATGGGCATGCGACTTCTCGAAACCGTGTGTCATGAACTCTGGGTTTTTGGCGACACCATATCAGAAGGCATGAAGGATGAAATTAAGAGAGCAACTGAGATCGGAATAAAGGTGTGCTACATAAAGGAGGGAATCGAAAGATGAATCAGGAAGAGGAATTAACGGCAGTGGTAACAACATTAAAAAGATTAAGGGTAGACAAAGTCACCATGGAATACGAATTGCAGAACCAGATAGCAAAAATACTTGATACGGCGGGGATTGGATACGAAAGGGAATATCAATTAGGACCAAGGAACCGCGTAGATTTTCTGACTGAACACGGAATTGCAATTGAGGTTAAAAAGGGGAAACCTAACAAAGCACAGGTTATTTCACAGTTGGAGAGATATGCAAAGCATAGCCAGGTAAAGGCAGTAATTTTGTGTATAGAAACCAGCCTCAATATACCAAAGACCATCAAAGGCAAACCGTGCATAGCTTTTGGTTTGCAGAAACTGTGGGGGATAGCAATATGAGCATACCGGCATATCTACAAGAAGTCAATGAAGCAGAACATTACTATGGAGTACTGCGACCTGTCATTACTGACGGAGAGGTCAAAAGCTGGATCATAGAGGGGGAGCCATGTGTAGTCGAACTGGCAAAAAGACTATTCCCAGGCAGTAACAGCATGGGGGCAGGAAAGGCAAGGTTCCCGAATAACAAAAGGATAGTAGCAGATCTTAACTGGTTGATGTTGCGGTACCCGTTAGAAATAAAAGACCAGGGAAGATGGAAGAAAAGCTATCAAGATGCAGTGCAGTACGCTATTAGGAGACAGGAGCTACTAAAACAGCCACAAAAGATTACTCCGCCGCCCCTAGAATTCAAAGGAGAACTAAAAGAATTCCAGAAGGAAGGGCTGGCATTCCTGATAAACAACGAGAGGACTCTCCTGGCAGATGAGATGGGCCTTGGGAAAACAGTCCAGGCCCTCGCCTTCCTTGCTACTAAGAAAGCATACCCGGCGCTGATTGTAGCACCACCACACCTCATAAAAAATTGGCAACGCGAAATAGAGCGGTTTGTCAGACTCCCGGATAAAGGTCAAATCTCACTGCTGCAGCAAAACGCAGAAAATGCAGTACATACCATAAAAGGGCTTAAACCGTACCGGCTCCCAGAAGCAAGCGTCTATCTTATTCATTACCTGTTATTAAGAGGGTGGAAGGATGTACTTCCCGAGGTTGGCTTCCAAGCGGTGATATTTGATGAAATCCAAGAACTACGCCATGGTAAAACAGAAAAATACAGCGCAGCATCCTTGCTAAGCTCTGGTGTTCCATATGTTATAGGCTTATCTGGAACACCGATATACAACCGGGGTGGCGAGATATGGCACGTGCTTAATATTATTGAGTACCACTGCCTTGGAGACTGGGATAGCTTCACAAGGGAGTGGTGCCACGGATACGGAAGCGATGTTGTCAAAAAGCCGGATCTATTGGGAAGCTATTTAAAAAGAGAGGGGCTTCTAATACGCAGGACCAAAGAACAGGTATTGAATGAGCTGCCTCCAAAGAGAAGGGTTGTGCAGACTGTAGACTTCGACAGCGGGAGGTATGGCGAGCTTATTCAGGGAGCAATAGACAAAGCAAAGCAGATAGACGGGATTTCAGATCACTTCGAGAAAGGACGAATGATCAGGGATATTGTAGGAGAAAGCCGACAGGCAATAGGAATCGCGAAAGCACCGTATGTCTGTGCTTTTGTTAAAATGTTATTGGATGCGGGAGAGGCAGTACTACTGTTCGCATACCATCATGCAGTATTTGATATTTACCAACAGGAATTAAAGGATTATAACCCAGTGGAGATTACCGGCCGGCAGGATACAAAAGAAAAGAACAGATCAGAGCAAGCATTCATGAGTGGAGAAACGAACGTTTGTTTGATAAGCTTAAGGGCAGCAGCGGGACTAAACCTACAGAGAGCCACATGCGTAGTGTTCGGGGAGCTTGACTGGTCACCTGCGGTTCACAGCCAGGCGGAAGACAGGGCGCACAGGATGGGGCAGAAAGATAGCGTGCTGTGTTACTATCTTGTAGCTGAAGAGGGAACCGATGAAACAATACAGGAATTCCTCGGATTGAAGGTCAGTCAATTTGTCGGTATCATGGGAGATAAGGAAGAAACAGAAGAAGACAGGGCAATAGCGCAAAGTGTAGCCACGCAGCACATGAACAAAATAGTTGAGCGTTTGAAAACGTGCTATAATAAAGTCGAAAAAGGCGGTGGTAAGAATGAGCAAAACAAGAAACCAGAACCAGACATCATCTGCGCAGGATGTCAATGAAATTGCTAAAGCTGCGGCCATGGAGGCGATAAGACAGTATAAGGAGGAAGAGAAGAAGCAGCAGAAAAAGGCAATCCTTCATAATACACGAGTGCTTCTAAACCACTATACAGACCTTAAGGAGCACTATGATAATGCAAAGTATAGGGCCGAAGATATTATCTCCGTCGAAATAGACGACCGGCACGTAAACATAAAAAGGACCGATGGCGAAGAGATCTTTATCGAATCCATAAAACGAAGCAGGGTGGTTACACTTATAATGATTTCCCATATCGATACATGCATGGACCTTTTAAGAGCCAAGATGAACCGAAAAAAACAGCCTGAAAAATTCGAAGCCCTCAAAATGCTTTACATCGATAAGGAAATCAGTAAGCAGGAATGGCAGCAGCGACTACAATATATTGCAGAAACGCTTCATATAAGCGAAAGTACCTTGCGCAGATGGGAAAAAGAAATGGTGGACGAGCTGAGCGTGTTCCTGTTTGGAGCCGGTGGTTTAAAAATTCCACTCTAAACCAAGGAGATGATAACAAGCTCAAAACTATTGCCTGAAGCGGCTTGCAATACCATGGGCGCAGTGAAAAAACTTTGAAAAAAACATGAAATTGACATGAAAATATTCCCATGTTATGATGTTATCATGGGAACCATCACGGAGAATATATCCCCGTAAAAAATAGTTTATCATGAGAGGGGATTATATAACGCAAACCCGGCGTCTGACCAGGATCGCGTACCACGCGAGTAATGGCATGAAGCGCCGGGTTTTTCATTGTCACGAGGAGGGAAAGTGAATGGCAGGTAAAAAGACAAACAAAAAAGGAGGTACCGTAATAAGAGAGTTGCCGCAGACACAAGCAGAACCAAGAACGGTGGCTGGAGAAATACCTGTGTTTTGCGCATATGACGAGTTGGTACCGATAGGAAAGTTGGTGCCGAATCCAAGGAATCCGAACCAGCATCCAAAGGAACAAATAAAACTCCTGGCGCAGATCATACAAGGCCAGGGGTGGAGAGCGCCGATAACTGTGAGCAAAAGAAGCGGGTACATTGTTCGCGGGCATGGGCGACTGCAGGCGGCAATACTACTGGGAACAGAAGTGGTTCCAGTTGATTACCAGAACTATGCCAGCGAGGCGGAAGAGTGGGCCGACCTTATAGCTGACAACAGACTGTCAGAACTTTCAGAAATCGACAATAAACTACTGATGGAACTAATTGAGGAAATGGACACTGGAGAAATCCCGGTGCTTTATTCAGGATATACAGAAGATGATCTCGCAAACATAATCGCTGCCATGGAAGGGGCAGATGATATAACAGATGACGGAATAGATGAAACACCCGAAGTGCCTAAAATACCAATGAGCAGACCCGGAGACCTCTGGTATCTCGGACCACATAAAGTGATATGCGGAAGTGCAACTGACCGGGCCACAATTGAGAGGCTAATGGACGGAGAAAAAGCACACTGCGTTTTTACAGAACCGCCATATGGGGTAAGCTATGAGACCCAGAGCGGCAAGTTTGATATGATAAAAAATGACGATCTGACGGGAGATAATCTGGTAAAGGATTTATTACTTCCAGCATTTAAGAACTACGCAGCATTCACAATTGATGAGGCTGCGTTTTATATTTGGCATGCAAGCAGTACTAGGGATGATTTTAAATACGCTATGACATCAGCAGGTCTTATAGAGAACCAATACATCATATGGGTAAAGAATGGGGCGGTTCTCGGCCATGCAGACTACCAGTGGGCACATGAGCCGTGCTTCTATGCAAGTAAAGCAGGTTACTCGCCCAGGTTTTATGGCGACAGAACGCAGAAAACAGTCTGGAGAGCAACGCTGAGGCGAAAGGGAGCACTAGACACGGTCCTCGGAAATGGACTTGTAATAACAGATGGCGCCGGAGGGAAAATATTTCTCGCGGATAAGCCGCCAAAAGGCAAGAAGATAAGATACATCAGACTGCCTGACGACAGGTCTGTTTTTATTTACAGCGAGGATAAGCAAAGTACAGTCTGGGAAGTATCCAGAGAGACCAAGACGGAACACCCGACACAAAAACCCGTAGAATTGGTAACCCGTGCTCTTGAGAACAGCACACAACCGGGAGAACTGGTGATAGACTTTTTCGGCGGAAGCGGCAGCACCATGGCAGGAGCAGAACTAACAGGGCGCAAAGCTTACCTTGTCGAGCTTGACCCGATATATGTGGATGTTATTGTCAACCGATATGTGAAAATGACCGGAAACATAACGGTTATGTGTGAGAGAGACGGTCATCGGATACCCTATGCAAGACTGAAAGAAGAGAACGACAGAGCCAATGAGGAAGCTCTTGCAGCAGTCATGAAGAATGAGGGAGGCGGACATGATGGCAGCTAAAAAAAACACCGCCAAAGATGTTGAAATTCAACCATGGGATAGACAGCCGGGAGAATCCTCAAAAGCCTTTGAAGCCTTCTGTTTGTATAGGGATATGGGCACGGAAAGAAGTATCCGTAAGGTTGCTCAAAACTTATCAAAAAGTACCACGCTTATAAGAGGATGGAGCAGCAAATACAACTGGGTAGAGCGTGCGACTTTATACGATGCTGAACTGGACCGACAAGCCAGAGAAAAGAGACAAAAAGAGATACTCGAAATGAGAGATAGACACGCCAAGCTGGCAACTCAGCTGTTAACAAAAGCTGCAAAAGGTCTTTTGAAACTGTCTGATGAAGATATAAGCGCAAATGATGTAGCCAGACTGGTCGATGTCGGAGCAAAGTTGGAGCGGCTGTCCAGAGGTGAATCCACAGAGAACGTAAATCAAAAGACGGAGGGAACCGTTGAGGCAAAGCTCAAAGGGGAGGTAACGATACATCCTACAGAAATAGACCTCAGCAAGCTCTCGGACGAGGAGCTGATGCAATTTGAAGGATTACTTGAAAAGCTATATTCAAAGTCCGACGTTTAGCCCAGAGGTACTACGCGAAGCAATACGGACCGAGAGAGCAGAGCGCCATCTGTCCGAGTTTATAAAGCAAGCCTGGGATGTCATAGAACCGGGAACAACATATGTTCACAACTGGCACACAGATCTGATAAGTGAATATCTACAAGCGGTACGGGACGGAGAAATACGGAGGCTAATTATTAACATTCCACCCAGACACATGAAGTCCATACAGGTAACCGTTTGTTTTCCAGTATGGACATGGATCAGGAATCCTGAAAAACGCTTTATTAAAGTTTCATATTCCGATACCCTGTCGAGGAAACACAACATACTGGCCAGAGACATTATAAGGTCGCCATGGTATCAAAAAAGATGGGGTAACAGATTTAGTTTAAAGGATGATATGAACCAGCAAGCATACTTTAAGAACAACTTTCAAGGCTTCATGTTCAGTACATCCACCGGAGGAAGCCTGACAGGTGAAGGTGGAGATATTATCATCCTGGATGACCCCCAAAACCCGCAAATGGCAAATTCAGAAGCGGAAAGAGAAGCAACGATAAGTTTCTTTCAGAACACCCTGCAAACGCGTCTTAATGACCCGGAAAAGGGTGTTTTTATTATAATTATGCAGCGGTTACATGATAAGGACCTAACAGGACACATTCTCGAAGAGAAACTCGGCTATGAGCACTTATGCCTTCCGGCTATAGCTGAAGAAAAGACGATTATATACTTTCCAAAGAGCCATAAGCAAGTTATCCGTAACGAAGGAGATCTGCTGAATGCGGAGAGGTTCTCGAAAGAGACCCTCGAAAACCTCAAAAAAAGCATGGGGTCTGAACAATTCAGCGGACAATTCCAGCAGAGACCAGCACCTGCAGAAGGTCTTATATTTAAACGCGCATGGATGAATAACTTTTACAAGCAGCTTCCGAGAATGAGCATGCAGATACAATCCTGGGATATGCCGTTCAAGGACACAAACGGAAGTGCTAAATGTGCAGGCATAGTGATGGGGAGAGCCGGAGCAGACATATATATCATCGACATGATCAATGACAAAATGGAGTTTACTGCAAGCGTGGCAGCTGTGCGTATGATGAAAGGCAAGCATCCGAAAGCCAGAGCAATAGTAGTTGAGGATAAAGCAAATGGACCAGCAGTTGTGAGTTTTCTACGTAAAGAAGTCCCAGGCATGGTCGAGTTTACACCGAAGGGTAGCAAGGAAGAGAGAGCAATATCCGTAACACCTTATTTTGAGGCAGGCAATATATACTTCCCGGACCCAAGCATAGCACCATGGGTAAAAGACCTTATCGAGGACCTTTTGAGGTTCCCGAAAGCACGATACAAAGATACGGTGGATGCATTGGTTCAGGGAATTTTATATCTTTACGATAAACCTATAACATCAGGTCCACCAACTGATACAACGCTGACAAAGGAAAGTTACTGGAAAAAGTAGAGAAGGGAGAAACAAGTATGGATACAGAAAATGCAAGGGCAGCACTTAAAAAGAGGTTTGAAGCTGAGGCTTCTGCACATGTACAAACAGCTAAGTACTTAATCGTTGCTGTGCAGTTACCCACAGGGGCGATTGAGATTATAACCAACACCAAACAGATACCAAGCAAAGCAGAGTATTATAAATCCGCTTACGATGAGGAATTCAGGCTTAAGACAAACCCTTCTGTGCAAGTTATTAACTACATGATAGTATAATCGAACTGGGCATATTGCCTGGTTCATATTTATACCAGCTCCAGGCAGGACCAGTACTAACCGTAGCATGGTGCCGGTTCGATTCCGGCGGCTGGGGACTTTTCCTCCTTTGACCCGGCGGTACCCGCACCGCCGGGGAAATTATAATAAGGCAGGTGATACAATGCCGACAAGTACAAACATCAACAACCAAAACGCAATGAAAGAACTGGGCCGCATTGGCCAGAGAAGGTACGGCGGCTTTTTTTATGAAGAATTCCTCCGCGAGCTTCAGGGAAGGAAAGGCATAGAGGTTTATAAAGAAATGAGCGAGAACGACGAAACCGTCGGCGCCTGCCTATATGCGATAGAGATACTTCTCAAGCAGGCGGCGTGGGATGTTGAGCCAGCCAGCACAAGCAATGTAGATATGAAAGCGGCGGATTTCTTAAAAAGCTGTCTGGACGACATGCAAGACTCATGGATTGATACTATTAGTGAAATGTTGTCCTTTCTACCATTTGGGTGGACCTATCACGAGATAGTATACAAGCGCAGAAATGGAAACAGCGGAGACCCAAGAATGCGTAGCAAATACGATGACGGCCTGATAGGATGGAGAAAGCTGCCTATTAGAGCACAGGAAACACTTTGGGAGTGGGTATACGACGATGAAGATAATCTTCTTGGCATGACGCAGGTAGCGCCACCGAACTTTTACATGGCGACGATACCGATAGAAAAAGCAATACACATTAAGACCAAGAGCAGAAAAAACAACCCAGAAGGCCGTTCTATTTTGAGAAATGCATATAGAGCATGGTATTTTAAACGCAGGATACAGGAGATAGAGGGTATAGGCATTGAGAGAGATCTGGCAGGCTATCCTGTTTTGACAACCCCTGAGAACATGGACATATGGAACGAAGACGATCCGGAAATGACGAAGATAAGACTCCATGCAGAAAGACTTGTCCAGAATATCAGGAGAGATGCTCTGGAAGGTCTTGTACTTCCTAACGGTTGGCAGTTTCAACTTCTATCGACCGGAGGGCGCAGAAGCTTTGACACAAACGCAATTATTGAGCGTTATGACACCAGGATAGCAATGACCATGCTGGCAGACTTTATTCTTATAGGGCACCAGAAGGTAGGGAGCTTTGCTTTGAGCAGCGACAAAACAGAGATGTTCAGCATGGCAATAGGAGCTTACCTGGACATTATAGCGGAAGCGTTCAACAACCAAGCAATTCCGAGACTGTTTGACTTGAATGCAGATGCATTCAAAGGCATGACGGATTACCCGAAGCTTGTCCATGGGGATGTTGAGACACCAGATTTAAGTCAGTTGTCCAGCTTTATCAAGGAAATGACCGGCGTAGGTATTATTATCCCTGATGAGAATCTGGAGAATTACATCAGGAGAGTTGGCAATCTACCAGAGAAAATGGAGGATGACGGTGCTATGGACAGGCGGCAGAAGCAGCAGGATAACAACATGAACAAACCGAGGACCAATAACAAAGATTCAGAAGAAGAGGAAGACGACCTAGAGCCTGACAATCCTGAAGAAGCAGAGATGGCAAAACGGATCCTCGGTAGGGTTCGAGCGAGAGGGTGAGACCATGCTCATAGCCAAAAATAAAGAGGCAGCTGCGGCGCTTGAAAGATTACGCTCTTTCCTATCGCCAAAAGAAGCACAGCTTGCGGAAGTACTTGTAAGTATGTGGGAAAACCAGCAAAGGGCAATCACATACGCGGAGCTGCGAGATGCCATTCTTTCAGGACAGGTACCACTGGAATATTTGATGGAATGGCAGCAGGACTATGCAAGGTTTGTGGTCAGAGTCCTGGCGCCGATGTATAGAGAGGCAATAGAAAGGGCAGCTGAAGTTGAGGCAAGAAAATATGCATTCAAGATAGACTTTGCCAGGAATGGCATAAGAGATTGGATAGAGCAGAGAGGCGCTGAACTGGTCGCAGGAATCACAACAGAACAGCAAAAAGCGCTGCAGGTTATGATAGAACGCTCTGCCATTCTTGGAGACCTTACGGTAGATGAATTGAGTAGAGTTATAAGACCAACTATCGGACTTACAAGCCGGGAAGCAACGGCTGTATCAAATTATTTTAACAACCTCCGGGAAGCAGGGCGTGGGTATAAAGAAGCCAAAAAGCTGGCGGCCAATTATGCGGCAAGGCTCCACCGACACAGAGCAATGCGGATAGCGAGAACGGAACTCGCGTTTGCATACAACAATGGCACGCACCAAGGAATTATTCAGGCGCAGGAAAGAGGTCTTATAGGACTTGTAAACAAAGTATGGTGTACGGCAGACGATGAAAGGACCTGTGAACGCTGCGCACCATTGGATAATGTGAAGGTTCCGATGGATGCACACTTTGAGGATATTAACGGGAAGCGGGTATTGCTACCACCACTACACCCGCATTGTAGGTGTACAGTACTGTACGAGGAGGCATGAGGAGGGATTCAATGGCGTCGCTTTTTATGGAGACACTGATTAAATATAACCCTTACCACGATAGACTGGGGCGGTTTGCAACGGCAAATGCAGCTACCAGTTTTTCTATTCCTAAAGACCAAAAACTTAGGGATAAGCTTATAGATAGGGAAAGGCAAAAAACAACAACCTCCCAAAAAGTAACAATAGCAAGACCAAGTCTGGTAGATCGAAAAGAAAACATGAAAAGAGCACTGGAACTTGATAAAGAACTTTGGGACGATAACCACGACTATGTAAAATCAGCTCCAAAAGAACAACAACGCGCTTTACACCAATACATGAGAAATGGATGCACAGAGATGAATGCTTATTGCAGAACCGGAGAGGGGCAACCAGAAATCAGGCAGCGCGTGGCAGAACTCGATAAGATGGCCAACAATCATAAGAGCACTAAAGATATGATACTCTACCGGGGAGTAAAAGATGTTTTGCCAGCTTCTATAGATGAGGCGAAAGCTTATATTGGCCGAACCATTCAAGATAAAGCCTTTTTATCAACGACAATAAAAGCAGAAACCGCAAACTCGTTTGCAGGAGATCGCGGGGTTATTCTTGAAATTGCAGCACCCAAGGGCACAAAGGGATTTTATGCAGAAACGTACTGGGATTCTAAAAAAGCAATGGCGGCAAGACGACGGGGGGAGATTGGGGAAACAGAATGGCTCATGCCGAGGAACACCAAGATAGAGATAACCGGAATAAGAACAGAAACGATGCAGCGAGGTCAAACAAGTGTAGAGCGCATTATTTATGAAGCAATTGTGAAAGCGGAGTGAGAGCATGAAAAATACATTGATGTTTAATGACAAATGGGAAGAGTATATGAATTCTCGCCCGGAGGATGAAGATATACCAGAACCCAAAGATAAAAAAACGGTAACAAAGTGCCGGTTCGAAATAAAGAAATTCAACAATGATCAAATGCTTGCTTTTGGTTGGGCGAATGTAGCAGTCAGAGCAAGCGGGGAGCAGATAGAGGACTGGCAAGAAGATATTGTGGACCCAGAGGAACTGGAGAAGGCAGCCTATCAATTCGTAGAGCTGTACAGAGAAGGCGGAGAGATGCATGAGCGTGGAGGCGCAGCTGTCCTGATTGAAAGCTGTGTGTTTACGAAAGAGAAAATGGCGGCCATGAAAATACCAGAGGGAACACTACCTGAAGGCTGGTGGATTGGCTTTAAGGTTTTGGACCCGGATGTCTGGGAAAAGGTCAAGGATGGCACATACTCGATGTTTTCAATAGAGGGTGAGGCTGTCAGGGAAAAGGTAGAGAAGCGCAATATTTTTGAGTCGGTGTTCACATCATTTTGTGGTCCGAAGCCTGGCACCAGCGCCGGTGCATTGCTTTTCTCTGAAATATTACAGGGATATAGCTATTCCCAACAGCCATTAGAGAAAAACAAGGACGATACAGAAGACATGACAGTACAGAAGAAGACGGCCGTGTTTGATTTTGACGGGGTTATTCATAGTTATACAAGCGGGTGGCAGGGAGCGGACGTAATACCGGACCCACCAGTAGACGGTATAGCTGAAGTAATACAACAACTGCGGGATGAAGGATACCGGGTGGTTGTAGTGTCTGCCAGAGCATCGGAAGATGGAGGGAAGGAAGCAATCCTTAATTGGCTCGACGAGAACGGCATAGAAGTAGACGAAGTTACATCAGAAAAGCCTCCAGCAGTCGCATATGTGGATGATTTGGCAATAGAATTTGATGGTGATGTTGAGGATTTGATAGACAGAATAAAAGGCAAGAAGAGCTGGACGGAACAGATAGGTAAGTCTCTCTTTTACGATATCCTACGCAAATACAACCCGTATCATGATAGACTCGGTAGGTTTAGTACGGCGAATGGAGCTGCAAGTTTCTCAATCCCGAAGGACCCGAAACTACGCGACAAAATTATTGGACGAGAACGAGAAAAGGCAAGGATTGATACTTTGAATAAAATTGAATCCCAGATCAAGCAGCAATCTTATGAAAGCTTATACATAGTTGATAAAAACGGCGAAATAATTACTCAAAAAGATGGCACCAAAAACGAGGTAAGCTTTACAACAAAAGAGGCTCTCAAGTGGAAAGGCAGCACCCTAACTCATAATCACCCAGGAGGAACGGTATTCTCTGAGGCTGATATAATGACATGCATAAATTATGAACTTCAGGAAATACGAGCAGTTGGTTCAACAGGAATTACTTATACTTTTAAGAGAACAAATCATGCAAAAGATAAAAATAGTCGAGAAGTAGCACAATTTTTTATAGACATGGAAACTGAATCAAAAAGTGCATGGGTTAAAGCACGCGAAAAGGTTGATAAATATTATAAAATGGATTATTATAATAACAAAGTAGATCTTGAATTTATGAACAGAGCCATGAGCGAATATTATTCTGACATTATGCGCGAATGGTTCAAAAAGAATGCCCCAAAGATTGGGTGCGAATACAAGGACGAGGGAATGAGCAGGCTTAATCTCATAAAGTAATTTGAAAGGTGAGTGAGCTGGATGAAGGATGAAATAATTTATTTGGACAGAGATATGAATCAGATGGCCGAGAAGGAATTTGAAGCGGCTAAAAAAGATTGGGAGAAAGGCAAACAGGAATACGAGAAACAGAAAAGAGATAATGACAAAAAGCAATTTTAAAGCATCATAGAACTTGAAGAACTCGAGAAAAAATAGGGTGGCGGAATAGGTAAACGCTGGAGTTTGTACACCAGAGTAGTCCCTCGCATGAAAAAAGGAACTGAACTACTCATGTAAGGTGCAAATCCTTACCCCGATAATTTAAAAAAAGCACTGCTAGAACGGGCAGTGTTTTTTATTTTGCTTGAAAGGAGGTGAGACGGTGGCAACCAAGCTGAGAAACCTTAAAGTAACTAAGGTTGATTTTGTGGACCAGGGAGCTAATCCTGACGCACATATCCTGCTATTTAAAAGAAAAGAGCCGATGGAAAAGGGTGAACTTGAAACGGCCACGAAAGGGGCGGGAGAAAAAGGTATGAATTTGTTTGAGAAAATCGGAAAGGCAATTGCTGATGCTATTGGAATCAAATCGCCGGAGGATATTGGGAAAGCGGCTTCCACGTTTGAAGACGAAAAGCGTAAGGCACGTGTAAGGCGTTTGTTTGATCAAAACTGGTGGGATTACATATCTGCACTCAGAGAATCACTGGAGAAAATCCTCACCGATGAAAACCTGAGCGATTCTGAGAAGGAGCAAATGATAGCCGAAAGTTTGGAAGAGTTTTCTAAAACTGTCCAGGGTACTCTTACAAATCCGGCTATGCAGACAGCGCTTGAATCGGCAATAGAAAAGGTTGGACGCAAGATATCATCGGAGCGTCTGGAGCGCATGAAAAACATGCGTGACATTTTAGACAACCTCATTCAAGAAGCAGAGACTAACATGAATACCGATGATGACATGGATAATGACGACGAGGGAGACCTGACAAAAGGCTGTGTAAAACAGCCTAAAACCAAAACCGAGAAAGGAGAAGATGTGGAAATGAAAATTGACAAGAGTAAAATGACGCCTGCTGAAAGAGCTTTCTACGAGGAAATTGAAAAGAGGTATGGCGTAACTGAAGGAGGAAATAATGGAGGCCAGACTTCAACAGGAACCGATCCTGTCGGCAAGAGTAATATCCAAGGGAATGATGGAGCGGCACCTGCAGCAGGATCTGGAACAAATTCACCTACTGACGGCGGTACCGGAACCGGCGGAGATGTATATAAGGGACTACACCCGGATGTAGCAGCAGAGCTTCAGGAACTCCGCAAATTCAGGGAGAATGCCGAGCTTGAAAAGATGCAGGGGATAGCCAAGAAGTATGAAATCCTTGGCAAAAAGCCGGATGAGCTTGCAAAGAAGCTCATAGACCTGAAAAAAGCCGGGGGCACTGCTTATGACGACTATATCAGCGTGCTTGACGAGCAGGTGCAACTGTTAGAAAAATCCGGCATGTTTTCAGAGATAGGCAAGCGCGGCAACGGGGAAAATGATGCCTGGGCAACCATTGAGAAAAAAGCAGATGAACTTCTGAAAAATAACCCCAACATGACCCGTGCGCAGGCAATCGATAAAGCATGCGAACTTAACCCTGAACTTGTTGAGGCATACGAAAAATCCAGAAAATAAGAAAGGAGAGAGCTGAACGATGTACATCAATTCAGGAATCAATTCCAGCCCGACAATAGCTGAAAAGGCTGGAGCTGCACTCAACAATGCGGCATGTTTGGCCGCAAAATATGATGGCAATGGAAATGTTGTTTTAGCCGGTGCCGGTAATCATGCTGCAGGCATATTGATACCGGAAACACCAGATGCAGTGGCACTGGAAGATACGTTGACTTTGCAGGTAAAAGACATCGGATATTGGAAAGCCGGTGCTGCATTTACAAAAGGCACAGAGCTTACACCTGATGCAAACGGCAAAGCAGTTGCTGCTGTCGCAGGAAACTTTATCCTCGCTGTGGCACTCGAAGAGGCTACAGCTGCTGATCAGATTGTTAAAGTTCAGATTATAAAAGCGGGATATAAACCGGCTTAATTAAACCACTAGGAAGGGAGAGAACTTGAATGTTTGAAAGAAATACAGTAGCAGGCATCCAGGCCCAGCTTGCAAAGGGGTGGAAGCCTAATCAGTACCTCAGCAATATGAGCATGGCATATTTCCAGCAGGACAGTGACTATGTCGCACCGGCAATATTCCCGATTTGTCCTGTTGACCTTGCAACATCATATTACTACGTGTTCAGCAAGGCTGACCTTGCCAGAGACAATGTAGCGAGAAAACCTAAATACGGAAAAGTTACACCGGCGATAATGGGCCAGACCGACAATACCTATAAGTGCGAAGTAGACCAGGTAATTGTCGGAATCGATCAGATAGAGCAGCTGAACTACCAGAGAAGCAGAGCAGTTGGAGTGGCAGATCCAAGAAGAGCAAAAGTCAGATTTGCTACCGAGCAGATGAAGCTTCATATGGATGTTCTGTTTGCACGAGGATTTTTCAAGACTGGTGTCTGGACACAGCAGCGGCAGGGTGTAGTAAGCAATCCCGGCAGCAATCAATTTATTAAATTCAGCGACATAAACAGCGACCCTATTCAGTTTTTTGACGACCTCTGCACTGAGATAAAGAGAAACGGAAGAAGAAGGCCCAATAGGCTGGCACTTGGTGCAAACACATGGAAAGCACTTAAAAACCATCCTGACATTGTGGAGAGAGTTAAATACACTGGCACCACTGCAAACCCCGCAGTAGTAACCACACAAGCTCTGGCAGCAATCCTGCAGCTTGAAAAAGTTGTAGTGCTTGAAAGCACTTATAACGCTGGCAAGCTCGGAGAGGAAGACATGCAGTTTATATGCGACCCTAACGCGGCGCTTCTCTGTTATGCAACCAATACTCCGGCAATTGATGAACCTTCAGCTGGTTACATCTTTGCATGGGATATGCTCGGCAATGGTCAGTACATCGCTATGGACCAGTGGGAAGGCGAACCCGGTACCCATTCCGAATTTGTAGAAGGTTTGTGCGCATACGACATGAAGAAAACTGCTGACGACCTGGCCGTATTCCTCTATGACTGCGTATAAACGTAGACGGGAGGGATGACGCTTGAAGGGTTATGTAGCAAAAAAGAGATGCACAATCGGTGGGGTTGTCTACAATGTAGGCGACCCCATACCATTTGACGTAGTAATGCCTAGCAGGGTAGGGAGTCTTAAAGCAGCCAATATTATAGCCGAGGTTAACATCCCGGAAACTGGTGACGTGGAGACATCAAACTATATTGCACAGATCCAAGATAATAAATCAAGTAATATAACCATTCCAATAATCAAAGATGGAGAGACGATGCAAATTACTCTTTCGCCAGAGGAGATAGCGGAAGGTGTACGTATCCTGCAGGTAAGTGTAGAAGAATTGGAGAAGGCTGTAAAAGACATCGATAATATGGACCTGCTTATATTTGTCGACAGGTTAGAGACCAGAAAAACAGCAAAACAAGCAATAAAAGAAAGGGCTGAAAGACTTATGGCTCCCGAAGAGCAAAATGACGGCAGCCAGCAAAGTGAAGGAATCGATGAAGCAGGAAAAGGTGATGCCTGATGCCACAGTTAACATACACATATGACCCTGGGCAGATAAGCACTAGCAAAAAAGACAGGATGAGGTTTGAACTTGGCGATACTGCAGTAGAAGGTGGAGCGGAAACATGTGCATTGTCCGATGAGGAAATTAATGCCGTGCTTTCGCTCTACCCTAACCGATGGAAAATGGTAAAATTCAAATTGATTGAGTCGGTTTACATGCGTTTTGCATCGGAGATTGATACTCGGGTAGGTCCACTTTCCTTGAATTTGCAGGATAGAGCTGATCATTGGAAAAAGCTATATGACAATATGAAAAAAGAGGTTTCCGGTCTTGCAGCACCATCAGTCAATCCTTCTGCACTTGGAGAAGGCGCGGTAGATGGAGGACATTATTTCTATTCAGGCATGATGTCAAATCCAAGAACCGGCCTGCCGGAATAAAGGAGGCATAATTGGGTGTATTTCAAAACAGCGCAGATATGGAAAACATTTAAGATAGAACGCAAGATTGGATCCGATATTAACTCCAGAGGACGCCAAGTGCGGAAATATGATAACCAGGAGCAGATAACACTGCGCGGAGCGTTGGCCGAAGCAAGCGAAATTGATATCGAAAGGTATAAGCAACTGCAGCATAAGGTGACACACACCATTGTTCAAAAAGGGAAGCCTATAGCAGACAGAGAAGATGTCTTGATATTGGAACTACCAGAAGGGAAAGTCCAGAAGTTTTATGTGCATGATGTGGAAAATCCGGGCAATCTTCAAAGCGGCATAGGCTCTTTCACTTTATACCAGGTTGAGGAAAGAAGGGATACCTGATGCCAAAACAACAAAAGAAGGTGAGTTATGAAATTGTAATCAAATGCGAGAAGCTTCTTGATACAGTGGAACATGAAGCGGTATCCCGCTCTTTCCAAGCAAGTAATGAATTAAGAAATGCAGCGCAACTTGTGCTCCGAGGACAACGTACTGGCAGAAGATATAGAATGCCTTATACAGGAACTGGGCAGAAAGTCACTAAAACCGGAAAAATACGAAAAAGAAAACCCCGGTATTACACAGCTTCCGCGCCAGGTGAACCGCCTGCAAATAGAACTGGGGCATTCAGAGAGAGCTGGCAACCAGCACCACGAGCAATCAAAAAGGGGGAGCGGTTTGTTGCATATGCGGCAATAGGGTCAGATATAAAAGTCAAAAAAGGGCAAGGGCGCTTTCTTGGTGACCTTTTGGAGTATGGGTCAGAGGACGGAAGAATAAAGCCAAGACCATACAAGCAGAAGATAATAGAAAGGGCGCGACCGGCAATAAAGAGGATATATCAAGCACCTTACGTTACATAAAGTTTGATGGAGGGAGCAATAATGCCAAACTTTGAAGAATTGATTTATCAGCGCTTAACCCAGGACCAGCAACTAACAAGCTTGCTGGCAAAATTCAAAACACTTCCGGCAGTATTTGAAATGCAGGCGCCATCAGATGCAGACAAAGGGTGGAGCGGCAAACAATACCCACGTGTGAATTATTCTGTGGATAAACAGGAAAACCCAGAACGTAAGGTGAGCGGTACGGTAGTGCTTGATGTTTTAACAACAACAGACCAGGAAGCAGGCCCGGAGGTAGTGGAAGCAAGGATAAAAGACTTACTGTCAAATAACTTTTTTGAACCCGACAGTGAGCCGGTTATCGCATTGGTTTGGAATCAGACGAATGCATTTCAAGAGGACGGCGGCAATGATGAGCTTGTAATAGGGGCAACAATTACGTTTGATATGCTGGCGTTCCCAGTACAGACTACAGCAGAACCAGATCCAATAAGCGCCTTTATAAACTGGACGACGAGCAAGTATCCAGGAGTGCACCTTTTTAATACTGTTCCCCAGCCACCTTACATTTGGACGCCATCTGCATCACAGCCTGCTATTTATTGGAGATTGGCGGGCACAAAAATGGAGATACAGACAAATGCTGTGATATGGATGAATGCAACTATAGCATGTCATGTATTCGCTCCAGCTCCAAGCGACAGGCTGCCATGGATTAAAAATATTACCGAAAGCCTGGCGATGGAAGAGAGGGTGTATCTTGGAGACATGTCGCCAATGTTTATCCGCAACATTTCTGCTGATAGCAATCGGGACCCTTTGAGAGAGGGGCAAATCACAATTACTACAAGGTACGGCATATTAAGATCAAAACCATCAGCTGAACCGCTGAATAATGTCAATTATAATGGAGCAATGCCATAATGGGAGGTGTTAAAAGTGAAGAAACAAACAAATATTGATGAAACATTAGTAACATCAGAAGAGGCATCTGCACCAGTGGAGGCAATCTATAGCAAAGAGGAATTAATGGCAGCAGCAGAATCAGTGTTTGGCGTAAAACCTGAATGTGTAGCTGCAGCAATGAGAATAGCCGGAAAAACCGAAATGACAAAATCGGAAGCAGAGGCAGCTATCAAGAAATTTATGAGCAAGGAGGTTAAATAACCATGGGTGCATTTTTCACTGTGGGAGAACAAAAAATCAGACCGGGCACATACATAAGATACGAAAACACCGGTACACCGGCGGAAGTGGCAATAACCAATGGTGTATGTGCCGCAGTTTTTAAGGCAAACTGGGGACCACTTGGAGTAGCGATTGACATCGAGAACCTGACTGATGTCGAAACTTACTTTGGTTCAGCGCTTACGGTTGACATTATCAAAGAAATACTGAAATCTGGTGTGAAAGTGAAAGCTGTAAGGCTTGGAAGCGGCGGAACCAAAGGAACCTATACGCTTAAGGATACCGCAGGAACTCCTGCTGATGTAATCAGGATTGATTGTAAATATCCAGGCTCAAGAGCGCTATCTCTGACACTACGCGATAGTTTGACGGATTCAGAGAAACGTGAATTGCTGATTCTAGAAGGGACAGCTGTTAAGCAAAAAATAGAGTTTGCAAAAGGCGAAAACGAAGTAGATGCACTTGTTGATGCCGTAGCAGAATCAGGGAGCAACTGGATTACAGCAACTAAACTAGCAGCAGGAAATGGCATACTGGCTACATTGACCCAGCAGGCAATCACACCGGGAACTGACCCGAATATTACAAATTCAGATTACAGTAACGCATTCAATGTTCTTGAATCACAGAAATGGAATGTACTGGCTGTTGATACTGATGATACAGAGGTACATATCTTAATGCAGGGATTTATATCAAGAGTGTTCAGTGAAGGTAAGCTGGTAATGGGTGTTGTTGGAGAGCCTACCAGTGTCGCATTTGCAACAAGAAAAACAAATGCAGCAGCACTTAACGATTTCTGCATGATTTATGTGCTAAACGGATTTATTGATTCAACAGGTGCCGTTTACGAAGGATATAAAGCAGCCGCAAGGGTAGCAGGTATGATAGCAGCGGCACCTTCTAACAACAGTCTAACGCACAAAGTAATAAGCGGAGCTGTAGCCTTGAAAGAAACACTAACCAATCCGCAAATAGAGCAGGCTCTCCAGAGCGGAGCGATCGTGTTTACAACCAACAGTAATGGTCAGGTGCAGATTGAATACGGAATAAATACTCTCGTTACCACGAGCGCAAACCAGGATGCAGGATGGAAGAAAATCCGCCGTGTAAAGACCAGGTTTGAGCTTATGGAAAGAATCACTGCCGCTACCGAACAATTAATCGGAAATGTAGACAACGATAATGACGGTAGAGCAACCATAATGGCTGCCGCTCAGGGGATTATCAACAAAATGGCAGCCGAAGGTAAGCTGCTTCCCGGAGGAACCATAGAAGTGGATCCAAATAATCCGCCAGTTGGAGATAGCGCATGGTTTAAGATATCCGTAGACGATCTGGATAGTGCCGAAAAACTGTATTTCACATTTGGATTCAGGTTTGCACCTGAAACAAATTCATAAGGAGGGGTAAGTGATGGCAAAGGAAAAGCTTGATCCCAGGAATATTCTTACCGGGAAAGATGGCGAACTATACGATGACCAGGGCAACTTTCTGGCCATGGTGAATACATTTCAGGCTCAGGTCAATATAATAAACGTTGACTACAGGCCGGCTGGGGAAGCGATAAGTGTAGCCGTATTTGATAGTTATACGGTGACATTGACCTTTACTGAAACTGTGATAAAAGACGCTATCCTGTTGAAGAAACTCGTAGATTCTATAAGGAATAAGAAACAGCTCGAGGCTAACTTCCAAGGAGTCATAAGGGGCCATGATGGCACTGAATCAAGGCAGATATTCAGGGCTTGCGTTCCCGATGGTTCTATAGATCTCGCCAACATTCAACCAGGAGACGTTATAAACAGGGCTTGGAGTTGGAGATGTAATGAGCCGCCTGAACTGCAGTCGCTACTCGGCGGGAATTAACTTAAATAATAAAATTCAAAGGAGGTAAGTGTTTAATGGATGAGATGAACATTAATAATCTTGAAAGTGACGAAATCACAAAGGAAGAAATCTTGCTTTCCGAAGAGGATATATTAAAAGGCATACTGGAGTGTGCGGAGGACAAGACCGCAGACGACAGCTATACCTGGATTGAAGTAAGAAAGCAGGAGATAAACGGGAAAAAGTACCGCAGAGTTGTCAAGTACGATGATACCCCGTTGCCCATTGAAAAGAATGAGAAGATTCTCATCAGATTCAGAGTTAGGGGTCTCGACGAGTCTGAATACCACAAGTGTCGTGATGACGCGACAAGGTATGTAAGAAATAAAAACCTTGGTGGTTTGAAAATGCCAGAGGAAACAAATACCGTAAGGTTCCATGATCTGATGATATACACAGCAACTCACCCAGAGGACAAGAAAACTGTCTGGGACAATAAAGCAGCATGGAAACAACTCGGTATTATAACAGGCGTTGATATGGTCAATAAAGCTCTGCTGGCCGGAGAGAAGGATGCCATTATAGAGATCATCGATAACAAATCTGGCTACGATTCCAGCCTTGAAGAAGTAGTAAAAAAGTAATCGAGGCAGGCGGTCGGGGATATTTGCTGCACCAGATATTTCAGAGAACCGGCCGCACGCCGGATGAAATTATGTACAAACCGCCAGGAATAAAAGCCTTCTGTTTTGCTTCCATGAGGGTGCAGTTGGAACAGGAGGAGAAAGAATATAACCAGCAAAGCAGTTATTAAGGGAGGTGAGCGCTGGTGACCGACGGAGAGATATACAGGATAGAGATACCGGTTGAGGTGCAGGACCAGACTGAGCCAGCACTCGGTCAGGCTCAACAGAAGATAAGCAAATTTGAAGAGCGCATGCAAAAAACCGAAGAGCGAATACAAAGGATGAATAAAACAAGGCTGCAGCTATTAATGAGCGCAATTGACAAGGCATCTGGGGTTATAGATTACATTGGTGCTAAAGCCAGAACGCTCATAAAAAAACCTTGGCAAATGACAGTACATGTAATTGATATGGCTACCAGGCCCTTGAGGTCTATTTTTAATTTTGCAACATCGATAAGGGGTATTATAACCGGGATAATAGCAGGAGCTGCAGCGCAAAAATTAGTAGCAGGTCCTATGGCACTCGCGGATTCTCTCGCTCAAGCCGAGGTCGGGTTTGAGACTATGCTCGGCAGCGCAGAGAAGGCTAAAAAGATGATGACAGATATCAAGCAATTTGCCATAAAAACACCGTTTGAGACGAATGAAATTATAGACCAAACCCAAAGGATGATGGCAATGGGATGGGCAGCAAAAGATGTTCTACGGGATATGGAACGCATAGGAAACGCTGCAGCAGCTACAGGCAAAGGTGCTCTTGGGATGGACCGCATAATACTAGCATTAGGTCAAATCCGAATGAAAGGCAAGCTTTCAGCAGAGGAACTTAACCAACTGGCAGAGGCAGGAATCAGGGCAAGAGAGTATATCGCTAAAGGGCTTGGCGTTGATATTCCTACGGCCATGAGTATGGCGGAAAAAGGTATGATTGACGCAAATAAAGCCATCGATATGATCCTTAAGGGTATGGATGAATTTGACGGACAAATGGATAAAACAGCCAATAGGACTGTCAAGGGTCTAATTAGCCAGATTAAGGATGCATTCAGCGTTAGCGTTTTTGAAAGATGGGGCAAAGGACTTCAGCGTGGAGCGATTTCAGGGCTTGTAAAATTCAACGATTGGATAAGCAATAACCGAAGCACTCTGGATAAGTGGGGAGAAAGCCTGGAGAAAATCGGAGAAACCATAAGCACTGCAATAGTTAATAAACTGGATAGCTTATCGAGACGTGCAAATGATGTATTTAACAGCGATGCTTTCAAAAATGTAACACGTTTGTCGGACAAAATCAAAATTGCATGGGATAAAATCGTTGCAGAACCATTTCAGGAATGGTGGAATGGACCAGGACAGAAAAAAATTACAGCTATGGCTGAAAGTATAGGTCGTGCTCTTGGTGGAGGTATAGGTGGCTTCATAATGTCCGCGCTGGGAGTTGCTAGCGATCCTAAAAAGTTGGCAAAAGAATCTCCGTTTTTGAGTGCAGGGGCTACTGCAGGAAAGGCATTTCTTGATGCATTTCTCGAAGCATTCGATGCTCAAAAGATAGCGCAAAAGGCTGTTGATGCATTTAAATCACTCATTAAAGATGCTGGAAAATTTATGCCTGGAGGAGAGAAGCCATCATCTACAAGCTGGATATCAGCAGCATTAGTGTCAATCCTTGGGTGGAAACTCGGAGGGAAAACACTTATAACGAAAGGGTTACCCAAAATTGGTAAGTTTTTATTCAAAAATGCCAACAAAGTCGATGATGTGGTGAAAGCGACGAAAGCAGCAGGAGTAGCTGCCGATGCGACACCAACTGCAGCCAAAGCAGTAAAAAGTATTCCGATTTTTGGTGCAAATGGCCAAGTTATTAAGACAGTGGTACAAAATGCGGATGAAGCTGCCAAAGTAGCAGAAGTAGCAGGCACAATAAGCAAATCTACCAAGGGAGTAGGATTATTAGGCAAGCTGGGTAGCGTGAGTAAATATCTTAGCAAAGTAGGGAAAGGCATAAAGGGCATTCCGATAGTAGGAACAGCCCTTGGTCTTTTAGGAAGTGGAGTTACCGTAGCGACTGCATCACCTGAGAACCGAGGAAGAGAGGTAGCTGGAGAAGCTGGTAGTTGGATCGGATCTTTGGGAGCAGGAGCAGCAGCAGGCGCCTTGGTTGGTACTCTTGGAGGAGGTCCAATAGGAACAGCAATAGGAGCAGCAGTAGGTGGCATTGGTGGGGCTATTGGAGGAGAGGCATTCACTGAATGGCTATATGACCAAAAAGACGCAATAGCGCAATGGGGAAGCGATGTCGGTAAATGGTTCGGAGATACGTGGTCAGGAATAAAACAAGGAGCTAGCGATGCCGGTCAATGGATAGGATCTAGGTTCAATGACGCAAAATCTTGGGTTCAGGATAAATGGAGTAGCGTAAGTACATGGTTCAGTGACAATGTTGGAACTCCAATAAAGAATGGTTTTATAAATGCTACAAACTTTACTGTCGGGCTTTTTGACATGGCAAGGGAAGGAATATCCAATGCCATGTCTCCTATTGTCGGTTGGCTGGATACTAATGTATGGCAGCCAATTAAAGGAGCTACGCAAGATGTCGCAAACTGGATAGGTCAAAAATGGGATGAAGCCAAGACATGGGCACAGAATACCTGGTCAACAGTCGCAGGATGGTTCGATGAAAACGTCTGGACCCCTGCTAAAAACGCAGCAGCTGCAGCTGGCAGCTGGATAGGACAAAAACTTGACGAAGCTAAACTGTGGGCACAGAATGCATGGTCAAGCGTTACAGGCTGGTTTGATGAGAATGTATGGGTTCCAGTTAAAAGTGCAGCAGAAAGCGTAGGAAATTGGATAGGCGAGAAATGGAACAATGCCAAGACATGGGTGCAGGAGGCATGGGGTACAGCAAGCTCTTGGCTGGATGAGAATGTGTGGTCACCTGTTAAGGATGGAGCTAAAGCTGCAGCAGATTGGATAAGCGATAAATTCAGCAAAGCAAAGTCCTGGGTTCAGGATAAATGGAGTAGCGTAAGTACATGGTTCAGTGACAATGTTGGAACTCCAATAAAGAATGGTTTTATAAATGCTACAAACTTTACTGTCGGGCTTTTTGACATGGCAAGGGAAGGAATATCCAATGCCATGTCTCCTATTGTCGGTTGGCTGGATACTAATGTATGGCAGCCAATTAAAGGAGCTACGCAAGATGTCGCAAACTGGATAGGTCAAAAATGGGATGAAGCCAAGACATGGGCACAGAATACCTGGTCAACAGTCGCAGGATGGTTCGATGAAAACGTCTGGACCCCTGCTAAAAACGCAGCAGCTGCAGCTGGCAGCTGGATAGGACAAAAACTTGACGAAGCTAAACTGTGGGCACAGAATGCATGGTCAAGCGTTACAGGCTGGTTTGATGAGAATGTATGGGTTCCAGTTAAAAGTGCAGCAGAAAGCGTAGGAAATTGGATAGGCGAGAAATGGAACAATGCCAAGACATGGGTGCAGGAGGCATGGGGTACAGCAAGCTCTTGGCTGGATGAGAATGTGTGGTCACCTGTTAAGGATGGAGCTAAAGCTGCAGCAGATTGGATAAGCGATAAATTCAGCAAAGCAAAGTCCTGGGTTCAGGAAAAGTGGAGTGGCTTCACAGGATGGTTCAAACAAAATATTGCACAACCAGTCAGCGATTTTGTAAGCAGTGCAACTGAAAGAGGCTCCAAAATTACTGGCCTTAAAGCACATGCTGCCGGGGGAATAATGACTACTCCACATGTCGGCCTTGTTGCTGAAGCAGGACCGGAGGCAATTATACCACTTAGTCCAAGCAGGAGAAGCAGAGGATTGACTCTTTGGCAGAAGGTAGGAGAAATACTTGGAGCAAGACCATATGCCGAAGGAGGAATTCTCGGTCAGATTAACTCGGCAATAGCAGGAAGAATATCAAAAGATGAAACTGAAAGTGATAAGACATTCACACCACGACCGGCAGGAGTGCATGCAACTAAAGCAAAATCCCATATATTAATATCTGTCCAGTCAACACCTGCACCTGTATTTAGAATCGAAACTGCCCAGGATGGAAAGAGTGTGATAGAGGTTATCCGCTCTAATATTCAGACCATAACTGACGAATTAAGCGACGAAATGGCAGAAAAACTTATTCGCATATTCCAAAACATGCCGGAAGTGGAGGGAGTATAAATGGATTTCTATCTTACAGAAATTGAACATAATGAGCGAATACACTTCCCTATGAACCCGGAAACCGTGTCGTTGTCAACCGGAGCCAATATGCAAAGCTATGAAATAATGCAGCTAGGCGAAATCCGAATACCAGCAGGGAACCGACTTGAGCAAATATCGTGGGAAGGAAAGCTACCGGGGAAAGGCAGAAGTGAAATGTCATTTGTAAAGTCTTGGCGCGATCCGTCGGAAATTTATTCTTTACTTAAAAAATACAAGGAGACCGGCGTTAAGCTGCGTCTCCTTATCACAGAAACACCTATAAATATCGATGTTTATATCGAAGAGATTAAGCTGACTTTTGGAAGCGCCATGGGGGATTACAATTACCAGATATCTTTGGTTGAGGCAAAAGACTTAAAAATATATACAGTCGATGAATTAAGCATCAGTAACAACAATAAGAGAAATACCGGTACAAAACCAAGACCGGAACCCCCACCGCAGAAGACTTATATTGTTAAACCCGGAGATAGCTTATGGAAGATAGCGCAAAAAACCCTTGGAAATGGAAATCGGTACATGGAAATATTCAATGCAAGCAAACCGCCTCTCGGCAGTAACCCCAGCCTAATATACCCGGGCCAGGTTTTAACGATTCCGGTGTGAGGTGGGCAGTATGATTGATGTAAAGAAAATCAAATATGATGCAATTCTATTAACTGCCGAAGGAAGAAAACTGCGCATTACAGAATTGCTACAGAGCTTGACGTGGGAAGAAAACCAGAGCGAACTAGCTCAAAGAGCATCTATGGTATTCAGGAACATACCATATGCAGGAACATATCTTTGTGGCTTGGCTAAACTCGGTGCACAGCTTTATATATTTTCTGATTGGGGAGCAGGGATGCAGGAAGTATTTAGAGGGACTATTTGGGACTGGGATTATAAAAGCTCAGCCAAAAAAGATCTCACGTTAATCGTTTATGATAACCTGGTGTACATGCAAAAATCAAAGGACAACAAACTATACAGTGCTGGGACCAGCAGCAAAACTATTATTCTTGACATATTTGAGACGTGGGGTATACCAATTAACACATACCAGGGCCCGGATGTCGCTCTTGGCAAAAAGGTGTTCAGAAACCGATATATAAGCGACATGATATTTGAAACTTTGGATGATGCGAAGAAGAGAGGTGCTGGGAGGTTTGTAGTAAGAGGTGTTAAAGGCAATGTTCAAATTCTTCCCAGAGGCAGCAACCAGAGCGTATATCACTTTGGAGCAGACAGCAACACGATAATGACCGGAGATAAGCTTTCCATGGATGACCTGATAACAAGAGTAAAGATTATAGGTAAAGAGGATAGCGAAGGGCGGGCACCTGTAGAAGCCGTTCTGGACGGCAAAACAGAATTCGGAATACTGCAGGAGATATATCATAGGGACCAAGAGGATAGCCTGGCAGCAGCTAAACAGGCAGCTCAGGAAATCTTGAATGAAAGAGGAACTCCGAAAAGAACCACAAGTCTTCAGGCCCCTGATCTTCCTTTTATCCGTAAAGGCGATAAGATACATGTGGCTGCTGGCAATTTAACTGGCTATTTCTATATAGCGGGTGTGCAGCACGATGCTACAAATGGGAAAATGCTTATGGAGGTTGAGGCTGCATGAGTGGAAATAAAGGAGCAAACAAGCTGGCTAGGGTTATACAAGAAAGAATAATAAAGCTTAGTCAACAGCCTGAAACATTGGAACTGGGAACCATACAAAATGATTATAGCCTTTTGACAGACCATTTCCCTGTACCAATACCAAAAGGCGAATATCTTATCTGCAGAAGTCTCTCCCATGATCCAAATCAACCTTTGACTACCACGAAGGAGGGGCAAGGAAATCACCCTCATGGGCCCAGCGGGGAGCACTCACAGTATAGCGGAAGCGGTCAGCATAGTCACCCGGATACCGAAGGCACACATGTGCATGATATTGTTTTACCAGAGTCAATGCACCCATTGAAACCGGGAGACCGGGTTCTTGTAGCTTGGATAGGAGCGGAGCCAGTTATTATCGACATAGTGCTTTCAAGTTAGGAGGGATAATAAATGGCAGAAAATAACCTTTTTCCTGCCTTTAATGTACCAGCAATGCTTACAGATGAACCGGAACAAAACATTGTGAAGTATAAAAAAAGCTGGTTTTTTGATTATGAAACTGGAGATTTTGTGAAAGACGGCGGAAACAGAGTCAAGGAATGCGACGGATGGACAGCGTGGACACAGTGGTGCATGAAAACCGTCCGGACTATACGTTATGCATGTCTTGCTTATGACGGGGACATGGGTATCGAAGACGAAGATGTGCGCAGGCAGCCCACAAGAAAAGCAGCAGAGTCGGCGTTTGAAAGAACCATAACTGAAGCTTTGCTTGCGGACCCGAGAACTGAATCGGTGCGGAATTTTAGCTTTGATTGGAAAGGCGACATTCTACATGCGTCCTTTGATGTTTTCCCAAGAATAGGGGCTTCAGTTACACTCCAGGCAGAAATAAAAGTTTAAGGAAGGGGGGCCGATATGAGCATTATTCCATATACTCCTCCAGATTTTTTAAAAAATCAAAGCACAGAAGAAATATACGAGCGCATGGCTCAAAACGCTTCTGACATAGATACATCGCAAGGGTCAATGTTCTGGGATGTCTGCATGCCTGTAGCTGTCGAAAAAGCAGAGATGGTTAACTTTATACTCAATGAGACAATTAAGGTGTGTTTTCCGCAATGGAGTTACGGGATATACCTTGAAAATCATGCGCAAATGGTAGGAATTGAAGGTAAGAAACCACCTGTAAAGGCGACTGGTACGTTAAGAATTACAGGCATACCTGGAACTGTTATAAACCAGGGATTCTTGTTTGCAACACCTGCAGCAGGAGGGACTGCTTCTATAGAATTTGCAACCAAGAATGCAGCTGTTATACCAGAGAACGGAATATTAGAAAACTTGGAAATCGAAGCTGTTAACGGAGGGATTCAAGGCAACGTCGCAGCAAATACGATCACTATGATGGTTCAACCGATAAAAGGGATAATATCAATAACAAACCCAGCTCCGACTTCCGGCGGAACCGAAGAAGAAAGCGAGGACGATTTGAGACAGCGTATACTCGAAGCAAGCACAACTACACCATTGTCCGGGTCGATAAGCGATTATATTATATGGGGCAAAAAAGTGGCAGGCGTAGGTGAGGTATTTGTCGTTCCAGAATGGAACGGTCCTGGAACTGTAAAGCTCATTGTTATTGATTCAAACGGGCAACCTGCTAATCAAATGCTTATTAATGCAGTGCGGGATTATATAGAGCCATTAAGACCAATAGGAGCAATAGTAACTGTTACAGCACCTGTGTCAAGAATAATAGACTATTCACTGCATTTGATTTTAACTTCAGAAGCAGATCTCGAAGAAGTTATAGAAAAAATCAAGGCAGGATTACAGGATTACTATAAAGAGGTTGGGGTAGGAGGCACAATTAAATACAACAGAGTTGCAGCCATTATTGCCAATACTCAGGGAGTAAGCGACTTTTCAAGCCTTACAATTAACGGTCAAACTTCAAATATAGACTTGGAAAGTGATGAATATCCTGCAACTGGGACGGTGACTAATACATGAACATATTAACCAGCGAGAGCGGCAAAAGAATGATAACCTACATTGCTCCAATATATGAACAGTCTGCAGTAATGCAGACTATTTTTGAATGCACGGGGAAAGAAGTAGATGATCTTCAAGCGTGGTGCGAAGATATAAAAATGCAGTTGTTTCCTCAGACGGCCACATGGGGGCTATCGATTTGGGAGCAAAGACTCGGGATTGTGACAAGCGCAAACACTCCCATTGAAGCGAGACGCCAGGCAATTATGAGTAAGCTCACAATCAGAACTCCGATGACGCCTGCCAGAATGAAATATATTGTTGAAAGTATAACTGGTGTGAGCGCAATTATAGAGGAAAACGTTGCGCCATACACATTCTGGATTTACCTATTATCCTTGGGCAATAGAAACATCGACATAGATAGGCTCATTGAAGCAGTCAAAAATGCAAAGCCTGCCCATTTATCCTTTGGATACACGATAGAAGCAAGAACCGGAATAAAGATTGGCATAGGTATAGAATACTTCAAGTTTGTATACAGAATGGTGGGCACTGCAAGCGCAGGTACAATACCTGATATCTCTACAATAGGTATTGCTGAAGATGCAACTTTCCAGATTGATGCAGAAAGTAATGCCTATAAGTTTAATTACAGTATGGTCGGAACCAAACCAGATGAGTCTACCGAAGGCTCTGTATCCAACGGCATCCTGAATGCGGATGCTGAAATGCAGAGCTTTAAATTTACGTATGTGCCATGCGGCACAAAAAAGTGCGGACATTGATATGGGAGGGGAGGTGCTCTAATTGCTCACATCAAGTGCGATTTCTAAATTCAAGCAGTACATTCAAAAAACTGTCGCTTATGCCCGATACCGGGTAGGTACCACATATTATCAAATCCCTATCTTAAGGACCGAGGTATTGGCCGACGGAAGGGTAGCAATATATTTGCTCATAGACCATAGCGTACCAGGCCAAATCACTATCAACCAGATACAGCTATTTGATGTTGATAATGACCTTTGGCTGGAAAAGCCAGAAAGCATAACCAGAAAAGATACCCAAGAAGGTGTGCTTATACGCATTACATTTACAATACAGGAGGTGTAAAACTTGAAACCTTATAATAGGACGCAATGGAATGACCATGTTGTTGAGAAGCCGGACACTTACACAATAGTAAATAACCCTGATGGCACAGTGCGGCTTGTAGAAGCACCTGGAGAAGTAATACAACAAGGCACACCCATGTCGGCAACCAATTTCAACAACATGGAAGAGGGCATTTTTGCTGCTGATGCCGGACTATCAGTTGTTGTGCAGCAGCTACTTCAACATAAGAGAATACTGGCAGACTTCGAGGGGGAGATTGGACAAATAACCCTGACTAACAGCCAGTCGTATCCATTCAACAATTCAGTACAGACTATAGCGCTTTTGAAGGCAAGAGACACCTTGAATTACAGAGTGGATACTGAAGTTGTAAGTAGCAATGGACTGGTTGGTGATATCGAGGTTTATGACAAGCAGCTTAACGGTTTTAAATTGAGATTCACCGGAAGTGCTACATCGGTAACGATAAAATATATTGTCCAGGGAGGTATGTATCAATGATAGTCATTGAAAAAAATATAGGACCTAAGATTAACTATACATTAGAAAAAACAAAACTTACCTTAAACAATGAAATGATGCTGGACCTGAGCAAATACGAGAGGGAATTTGACGTTCACATCGATATTTGCCATAACCAGTTTGGAATGCTCGTAACGGGACTTGGTGAGAGATATGTCGCACAGATTGACATTCCAGCCAGAGAATACACATACGAGCAAAACGGGACGGATGAAGAAGGCAATCCTAAGTGCGAGAAAGTCCCTGTACCATTCGATATGGATAAAGTCACATTAACACTTTGGAGTTTGGAGGGATAAGCACATGCCGAATTTTGACGATTTGAAATTATCAGTAGAAGCGCTTTCCGGGGGCAAAAATACTGTTCTGTTTGATGATATGGGGATGCCCTCAATTATGGTTAAGATACCGAAATTCAAGATTTCTGACGTGATTACTGGAGGACCCGACACCACTCACCCGGCTTTCATTGTAAATGGCGTAGAAAAAGACGCCATCTATATCAGTAAGTATCAGAACATTGTAATGAACGGTAGGGCATATAGCCTGCCGCATAAGGACCCGGCAACCTATGTGAACTTTGACCAGGTAAAACAATATTGCGAAGCAAAGGGCGCTGGATGGCATTTAATGACCAATGCCGAGTGGGCGGCGATTGCTCTCTGGTGCAAGAAGAATGGTTTCATGCCCAGGGGCAATAACTATGCAGGAGCAGACCATAGCGCATTGCACGAGACAGGGGTAAAGACCTACGACTGGATACAAACTTCCAATTGGAACAATAGGGCCTATAAACAAGAGGGAAGTAACTACTATCACATAGGTAGAGTTGCGACTGGTTCAGGACCTGCTTCTTGGGCACACGATAATACAAATAATGGGATTTTTGACCTGAATGGTAATGTATGGGAATGGGTTGGAGGCATGAGACTGAAAGACGGTGAAATCCAGATTATCCCTAACAATGACGCTGCCCAGGCAATTAACCAGAGTGATACGAGCACACTTTGGAAAGCTATTCTTCAAGATGGAAGCCTTGTAGACCCTGGTACTGCCAACACATTAAAATACGATGCTGAATCAGCAACACCAAGTGGCGTAAGAATTAATACAACTGTACAATATCAAACTAGCGATGCAAATTCTGTTAGCAAGACTTTTGAAACTGTAGCTGCAGCAGGTGGGGTAACCGTTCCAACACTTTTAAAAGCTTTAGGGCTTGCACCTGTTGATGCTTCACATGGCGGAGACACTCTTTATTTAAGAAACAATGGAGAAAGGCTCCCGATTCGTGGCGGCAACTGGATCAACGGCTCCGGCGCCGGGGTGTTTGCCCTGTACTTGTACAACGCTCGGTCGAGCTCGAGGGATTACATCGGGTTCCGCTGCGCTTACGTTGCGTAATCTGAAATCTGAATACCTGAAAATCTGACATGGGCGGACGGTAGTCCGCCCATAATCTTTTTACGAAAGAGGGTTATAATGGAGGATTTAAAGATTCTGCAAAAGGTATATGACATGATTCTGTACGGCAACCAGTGCTTATCTCAATTTCCAAGGTCGGAACGGTATGCGCTGGCTGCAGACATAAAACAGTCGATGTATAGGCTTCTTCGCCTGATAATAGAGGCAAACAAGCGGTACTACAAAAAGACTACTCTCCAGGAAATTGATGTAGAACTTGATATATTGAGGACTTATATACGACTGGCAGCAGACCCGAACACGAAATACCTTCCATTAAGGAAATATGAAAATTGGAGTAAAATGCTGAACGAAATCGGCAAAATGCTCGGTGGTTGGATGAGGGCATTTAAGTAAGAATCATGGGGGATGAGTCGCATCAGCTCCCGATTCGTGGCGGCAACTGGAACAACGGCTCCAGCGCCGGGGTGTTTGCCCTGAACTTGAACAACGCTCGGTCGAACTCGAGTGATAACATCGGGTTCCGCTGCGCTCTACTCTCATTGTCAGAAGCCATAACTCCAAGGGGTTATGGACAGCACAGAGAGAATAAAGGGATTCATCTCCCTGCCAAACGGGAAACCTGGAGGCAAAAAACTGAATTTCTGTGGAAGCAGCGAGTAGCCATGGCGAAAGGTGCTACACACAGAGACTATTACTACAAAGGAAGTGACGCTTTGAAGAAGTTATCTGGTCTATATGAAAAGATATACGACTTTGTAAACTTGTACCAGGCGTACAGAGAGGCAAGGAAGTCAAAAAGATTCAGGGATGATGTACTTCAATTCAGCAGTAATCTCGAAGAAAACCTTATACAAATCCAGAATGAGCTTATATACAGGGAATACAAGGTAGGCAGGTATCGTGAATTCTTTGTATATGACCCTAAGAAGAGGCTTATAATGGCCTTACCATTCAAAGACCGTGTGGTACAATGGGCCATTTACCGCCAAATTAATCCTATTCTGGATAAGCAATTTATATATGATTCCTACGGCTGCCGGGTAGGGAAGGGTACCCATAAAGCAGCAGACCGTCTGCAATATTGGCTGCGGCAGGTATCCAGAAAGCCTCAGAAATACTATTATCTTAAGCTCGATATTGCAAAATATTTTTACCGCGTGGATCACCGAGTGTTAATGGATATTCTTGAAAGAAAATTTGACGATAAGGATCTGCTCTTGCTTTTGGATAAAATCATCAACAGTGAAGATACAAAGTTTGGGCTACCTATCGGAGTTGATCCTGACAAGTGTACCGATGAAGACCGGCTGTCTGATGTCGGAATGCCCATTGGAAACCTTACTTCACAAATGTTTGCCAACTTGTATTTAAATGAATTGGACCAGTACGCAAAGCACGAACTGAGGCTGCATTATTACATAAGGTACATGGACGATATCGTGATCCTTCATCACGATAAAAAATATCTCCATTCTATCAAGGATGACATTGAACTGTTCCTTAATGAAAAACTCAACCTCCAGCTAAATAAGAAAACTGCAATACGCCCGATTTCCTGCGGAATAGAGTTTGTGGGGTTCAGGATATGGGCCACCCATAGAAAGCTAAAGAAGAAATCTGCTAGGAAGATGAAGGCACGGATTAAGTTTTTACAGAAAGCCTATGCTTCCGGAAAGGTGAGTTTTCAGGAAGTGAACAATTCCATGCAGTCCTATTTTGGGATAATGAAGCATTTCAACAGTTATAAATTCAAGAGCAAACTCCTGAAGAATTTTGTTTTAAAGAGAGAAGGTGATAGCGATAATTATACGCCCAAAAATAATTCTCCAGACAAAGCAAAAATACAACCGGAAGGGGGCTTATAATGAGCATTGAAAATGAAAAAGGCAGTGTCGCAAAGGAAACATGCAAAGTCTGCAGGGAGGGACTTTTAAATCAACTCAAAGAAAATAAAGAATACATCAGCGATGTAGAAGCAGTCAGTACCAAAAGGTTAGATGCGCATGCAGACGAAATTAAGGAACTATCCAAAGTAAGTATTGAGTTGGCGGCAACCCAAAAGCAGCTTGCTCAGATCCTCGAATCTCAGGAAAAAAGACTCAGGGCGATAGAAGATAAACTTTTCGCACCGCAGCCGAAAAAGCCATGGTATGAAAGTGACATTGGAAAGTTTGCCATTAAATCAGCAATTATAATAGCAATACTTGTTTTGGCTGCTGCAATAGGGAAGGGATTCTTAGATGCTATAGAACCAGTGACAAAGGTTATACCGAAATAATCAATTATCTTAAAAAGGGGATGATTTGGTGTTACCTATACAGAAAAAATTGATTAAATATAATTTTTCGAGTGGCAATAGTCCCGAATATATAGTCGTGCATGATACGGGTAATACGGGCAAAGGGGCTGACGCAGAGGCACATTTTAAGTATTTTAATGGCGGAGACAGGCAGTCCTCTGCCCATTATTTTGTAGATGACCACTCAATCATACAGACCGTAGAAGATTATAACGCTTCTTGGCATTGCGGAGACGGAAAAGGCAAATATGGCATAACCAATTATAACTCTATCGGGATCGAAATTTGCATAAACAGCGATGGCGATTATGATAAAGCTGTTGGAAATGCTATTGACCTGGTCAAATTTCTAATGCAGAAGTACAGCATACCAATTGACAGAGTTGTAAGGCACTATGATGCAAGCAGAAAAAACTGTCCAGGAACGATGAGTGCGAACAACTGGGCTAAGTGGACGTGGTTTAAGGCTCAACTTTCCGAACCAACAAC